AAGAACTTCGTTGACCTGGGTGGCGTGTTACATACGCTCGACAACATCGTCGGCAAGGAGGGCGCAGCCACTGGAGGCAACCGACCCGTGTACCGAAAGCCCGAAGGGGGCATCATCGAATTCATGGGGCTGGGCGAGAACATCGACTCGAAGCAGGGCAACCCGCACGACTTGATCTGCGTAGACGAGGCCGCCCAGGTCCCCGAGTACCAGGTGCGAATGCTTATGGGCTGGATGCGCACGGACATCAAAGGGCAGCGCTGCCGGATGGTACTTGGAAGCAACCCGCCGCTGAACTCCACAGGCGACTGGCTGATAACCTACTTCGCGCCATGGCTCGACCCCCACCACCCACGCCCCGCGCAGGAGGGTGAGCTTCGCTACTTCTTGCCCGACCCCGAGAGCGGAGAAGATGTCGAGCGCGGGAAGGACGACGTTGTGATGCTTCACGGGGTCAAGGTGCCGGCGCAGAGTCGCACCTTTATCTCGTCAAAATTCACGGACAATCCGTTCTACGACAAAGAGCAGTACGCGAAGTCGCTAGCCGGGCTGCCTATCGAAGCGCGCGAGATTCTGGTCTCGGGCAACTTTCTGACCGACCGTTCGGACGATGCCTTCCAGACGATCCCTACGGCGTGGATCAAGGAGGCACAAGCGAGGTGGACCCCGGTGGTACCCTTGGGCGTTCCGCTGTGCGCTATTGGGGCCGACGTAGCTCAGGGCGGCACCGACCGCTCCGTGCTGGCCAAGCGCCACGACGGTTACTATGCGAGGCTGGAAGTCAAGCCGGGCAAGGACACCCCAGACGGGAAGACCTATGGTGGGTGGGTGATAGCGAACAGGCGCAACAACGCGAAGGTCGTCATAGACATCGGAGGCGGCTGGGGAGGCGATGCCTACGCCCACTTGCGCGAGAACGGGGTTGACGCTGTAGGCTACATGGGGGTGAAGGTCACGATGGCCAAGACGGTAGACAACCTGCTGGGCTTCACGAACGTCCGGTCTATGGCCTACTGGCGCTTCCGGGAAGGACTCGACCCGTCGCAACCTGGGGGGTCGAGGATCGCGCTACCACCTGACCCCGAAATGGTGGCTGACTTATGCGCGCCTACCTACGAGGTGGTGTCTTCGGGTAAGAAGGGGGCGCTCATTAAAATCGAGTCGAAAGAGGATGTTTGTGATAGACTTAAACGAAGCACAGATAAAGGTGACGCCGTTGTGATGGCGTGGACCGACGGGTTGAAGTTGGTAAACCTGCAGGGCGGCGACTGGGGCAGTGGGGGTAAACGCAAGCCCCAAGTGATAATGCGGAGGAGATAACCATGAGCGGATTTAGGGGTTCTGTGTCAAGGCAGTATGGCCGCGCCGGCGGGCTTGGCGGCGTCGTTTCGCCGGAATACGGCACGCTTAACGTAATGCAGGAAGGTATCGGGGCGATTAGGGGGATGGGCGATGCTGGTCCCGCCGCTGCGCCCGCCCCCGTCGAAATGCCCACCATCGACGCAGAGACGGTACGACGCGCACGGTTGCGCGCCCAGCGACGCATGGTGGCGCAGAATCAAGGGCGTGAGAGCACGGTACTTGGCGGGGCAAACAGCACACTCGGGGGCGCATAATGGGCGCCGCCGCGTTAGCGAGAAGTCAGGCAGAGAAGGAGGCGTACCATGTCTAGCGACCTTGAGCAGTTAATTTCTAAGGGTGAACATCTTTTTGGGAAAAGGGGAAGCCTTATGAGCCTCTTCCAGACCATCGCGGACAACTTCTACCCTGAGCGTGCCGACTTCACGACAGTGCGCAACTTGGGCGAAGAGTTCGCATCAAACCTCTACACCAGCTACCCAATCCTTGCACGCCGCGATCTCGGCAACGCCATCGGCTCTATGCTGCGGCCAAGCAGCAAGAAGTGGTTCCATGTTCAGACAGCCAATTACGACAGGCTCGATCAAGCGAGCAAGGCATGGTTGGAAGCTGCGAGCAACCGCATGCGCCGCGCGATGCACGATAGGAAGACGCAGTTTGCTCGGGCAACCAAGGAAGGCGATCACGACTTCGCCGCCTTCGGGCAAGCGGTGCTGCAGGTGTCCACGAACATGGATGCCAGTGGGATGTTGTATCGCTGCTGGCATCTGCGCGATGTTGCCTGGGTGGAGAATGCCGACGGCATCGCCGATACCGTGTTTCGCAAGTGGAAGCCTACGGCCATCGAGTTAAAAACACTCTTTCCCAACACGATCCACCGAGACGTTGCGCAGTGCGTGGCGAAGGAGCCGTACAGAGAGTTCAATGTGCAGCATTGCATCCTACCATCCGAGAGCTATGTCGGCGAGAAGAAGCAGAAAACCCCCTATGTGTCGGTCTACTACGACGTTGACCACAAGCATCTGCTGGAAGAAAGGGGCCTGCTGGAACAAGAGTACATCATCCCTCGGTGGAGCACGGTATCTGGCAGTCAGTATGCGTATTCGCCGGCCACTGTGGCGGCACTGCCCGATTCGCGGCTGATCCAAGCCATGACGCGCACCCTGCTCGAAGCCGGCGAGAAGGCGGTCACCCCGCCGATGATTGCCGTCGAAGAAGCGATCCGAGGAGACGTGGCGGTCTACGCCGGAGGGATCACCTACGTGGACTCCGTGTACGATGAGCGCTTAGGCGAAGTGCTGCGCCCTATCACGCAAGATCAGCGAGGCATCCCCAACGGGATGAACATGCAGAGCGAAATCAGGGGGATGATCGCCGAGGCGTTCTTCCTGAACAAGCTGGCCCTGCCGCCACCGGGACAGGACATGACGGCATTCGAAGTAGGCCAGCGGGTGCAAGAGTACATTCGGCAGGCGCTGCCCCTGTTCGAGCCAATGGAATCGGAGTACAATCACCCGCTCTGCGACAAGACGTTCGACATTATGATGCGGCGCGGTGCCTTTGGCTCGCAATTCGACATACCCGCGGGGCTGCGTGGTGCCGAGATCGAATTCCTGTTCGAGTCCCCGCTGCACGATGCGGTAGAGCGCGAGAAGGGCCAACGGTTTTTGGAGGCAAATAGCATGCTGGCACAGGCGGTACAACTTGACCCCACCGCTGCGGATATTCTGGATTCCTCCACGGCTCTGCGCGATGTGCTCGAAGGCATCGGCGTGCCGGCTAAGTGGACTCGCAGCCAGGAGCAGGTCGCAAGTATGGCAGCCAAGCGCATGCAGGATCAACGCACGGCGGAGACGCTGGCGCAGATGCAAGCGGGTGCGAACGTAGCGAAAACGCTGGGCGAAGCTGGGCGGATTGCCCCTCCGGGGGCGCTGGAAGGTGCCGCTGCAGCGCTGGGGGTGGGCTAAATGGCGGTCAAGAAGGTATCTCTTCCAGTTGAGGAACCCGCGAAGTATGCGAAAGCGGATGTTGCCGCGCTGCAGGCGCTCGTAGCGGGCGTAGCCACCGCTGACCAACAGCAGCGCGCTCTGAACTGGATCATCTACGAGGCATGCGGGACTTACGAGGTAGACTACCGGCCCGATCCGCGCGACCACGCCTTTGTTTCCGGCAAGCGCCGGGTTGGCCTCCAGATTATTTCGCTCATAAAAGTTAAGTTGGGCATGCTGCCCGATGACAAGAATTGATTTTTCAACCAGTGAAGGAGAAGCACCATGCCTGACGTTACCCCGGCTCCCGGCCCGTCTACCGTAGTTGACCCTGCTGCAGCACCCACTGCCGCTGCACCCGCTGCTGCTGCACCCGCTGCACCCGCTGCTGCTGCACCTGCTGCACCTGCTGCACCCGCTGCTGCGGCACCTGCTGGCGATCCGCCTCCCAAAGACTGGGCAGCCATCCGCACCGAGATCGCTGGCGAAGATGAAAAGCTGCTGAAGCGTTTGTCCCGGTACGGGTCCGTCAAAGACGTGGCGGACGCGCTGATCGCTGCGCAGAACAAGATCGCCAGCGGGACGTTGAAGTCTGCCTTACCGGCAGACCCGACGCCCGAGCAGCTGGTTGAATGGCGCGCGGAGAACGGCATCCCCGAGTCAGCCGACAAGTACGATACCACGCTCCCCGACGGGATGGTGGTAGGTGAGTTCGACAAGCCGGTGGTGGATGCTTTCGCCAAGACAGCCCACGAGTTGAACCTGACCCCCGCGCAAGTGAAGAACACGCTGGCGTGGTATTTCAAAAATCAGGAGCAGCAGGTAACTGAGTTGCGCCAGGCGGATTCTGCTTTCACCAACGAGTCCACTGAGAAGATGCGCGAGGAGTGGGGCAGCGAGTACAAGCTGAACATGAACCTGATTGATGGCTTGCTCACGCAGATTCCTGAAGACGGCAAAGCGCTTATTATGGGTGCTCGGCTTGCCGACGGGACACCGCTCGGCAGCAATCCGAAAATCCAGCGCTGGCTTGCCAACCTGGCGCGCGAGGTCAACCCCACTGCCACGGTAGTTCCTGGTTCTGGCACCAATGCTGCACAAGCTATTGAGTCTGAGTTGACCAGCATCACGAAGCTCATGGGCGACCGTAATTCCGAGTATTGGAAGGGTCCGAACGCCGAGAAGATGCAGACCCGGTACCGCGATCTGGTGGACGTGCAAGCAAAGTTGAAAAAGTAGTTGACAAGGCTGTTCACTTCGAATAGCTTTGGCTTCATTGGTAGAGGGGGAAGGGACCTTGAAATCCTGGTACCCCAAAGCCACCCGACAAGTAAGGCCCCGTTGGTCTAGTTGCTGATCCGAAAGGGCACCCAGCGACGACAGCAAGATGGATACCCCAAGCTGCGGATAGAGAAACTTTTTATCTTCACATTGAGGAGAACCCATCATGTCTGACCACGCTTTCCAAACGCAATACCGCCAAGAATTTATTCAAGGCTTCGAACAGCGCCAATCGCTGGCGCGTCAAACCGTCACCACCGAAGTCGAGATCAAAGGCAACACCGCGACCTTCCTGGTTGCCGACTCCGGCTCTGCCGAAGCGGTCACCCGCGGCCCGAATGGCTTGATCCCCGGTCGTGCCGACAACTTGACCCAAAGCTCTGCCTCTCTGGTCGAATGGCATGATAAGCCGATTCGCACCGGCTTCAACCTGTTCGCGTCGCAAGGCGATGGCCGCCGCATCATGCAAGAAACGTCGATGGCTGTTATGAATCGCAAGGTCGATTCCGACATCATCACGACTCTGAACACTGCCACTCAAGACACCGGCGTCGCTGCTACCGCGAGCCTGTCGCTGTCCCTGTATGCCAAGACCATTCTGGGCAACAACGCGGTGCCGTTCGACGGCAATGTATCCGCGCTGATTACCCCGGCGTTCGAGGCATACCTGATGCAGGTCAAGGAGTTCGCGAGTGCCGACTACGTGAACAACAAGCCTTTCAGCGGTCAACTGACCATGTTCAACTGGGCTAGTGTGAACTGGATCGTTCACCCGAACCTGCCGGGCAAGGGAACCGCAGCCGAGAAGTGCTTCATGTACCACAAGAGCGCAGTCGGCCACGCGATCAATTCCGGGGGCATCACCACCAACGCGGACTACAACAAAGAGAACGATTACTCGTTCTGCTTGGTGAGCGCGTACATGGGTTCCGCTCTGCTGCAGAACAGCGGTGTGGTAGTCATCAACCACGACGGCTCTGCCTTCGCAGCGCAGTAATCGGTAGCCCGCCCTTCGGGGTGGGCTGACCCAAACACTTGAAAGGAGAATCACCATGGCTTATTCCACTTCCGAACCGCCTGCTCTGATTACCCAAGCCGTTGCCGGCTTGCGCATCTGGTACCATGCATCCGCCGACGCAACCGCGGCTGCCGATACCTCCGGCTTCATTACCAACGGCGGCTCGTTGGGCATGAAAGTTGGCGACATCGTGTACCACAAGGACAGCACCACCGACGCCACAGCACTGACCGCCCACAAGGTAATCACCGTCAGCGCTACCTACCCCGGCGCGGTTGACTTGTCCGACGGCACCGTGATCGGTAGCGCAACCAACACCGATTAAGGTGTAGCGGGGTTGCAACTAGGAGGCCCCAGGGTTATACTTGGGGCCTTTTCAACGTAAAGGAGATTGTCGAATGTCCACCCCCACTGCAGCCAAGAACGTAACGTCCCCGAGGATCACTCAGAATCGTGTCAAAGGCGCCGAGTTTGCGCGCAATATCCATCGTGCGACGCCGGAGGCTTCGACGCAGTTCAAGGACGTACTTGAGCCGGCGTATTGGGCGCACGTAGCCCAGAAGTTCGCGCTCTACGATGTTATCGAAGTTATCCCCGAAGGCGGCGCGTGGTACGCGCAACTGCTGGTGGTTGGCTGCTCCAAGCTGCACGCGAAGACGCAAACCCTGTTGTTCACAAAACTGAGCGAGGTCAAAGAGCCGGAAGACAAAGCAGCTTTCCGCGTCGAGTTCAAAGGCCCGCAGCGCAAATGGGCGGTGATTCGCGCATCGGACAAGGCCTATGTGCAAGAAGGCCTTGACAGCAAGGAAGATGCGGCCAAGTGGCTTGAGGCCAACGAAGCTGATCTCAGCGCCTTGGCGTAAGCTATCATGGCCACCAAGTTAGGCATTTTCAACAAGGCGCTGACCCAGCACCTCGGCGAGCGTAAGCTGGCGTCCCTTGCAGAAAACAGGGAACCCCGGCGCGTACTCGACGATATCTGGAATGAAGGCCTTGTGAATGCCTGCCTGGAAGCAGGGCAGTGGAAGTTCGCGAAGCGCACGTTGAAGTTGACCTACAACCCCGACGTGACTCCGGCGTTCGGGCATAAGTATGCCTTCGACAAGCCGACGGACTTCATCCGCCTTGTTGGCGTCTACTCCGACGAGTTTTGTCAAACGCCACTGCTGCAATACCAGGAAGAGGCGGGCCAGTGGTTTGCCTCCTTGCAGGATATATACATCGAGTACGTGTCCAACGGCGCCAGCTACGGTAACGACTTATCGCTCTGGCCGGAATCTTTCGCGGATTACACCGCTGGATCGGCGGCGCTCCGGGCAAGCGGGCGCATCCAAGGCAACGCTACGGATAAAGAGGGGTTGAAGAAAGATGTCGCCCAACTGTTAAAGAACTCGCTATCGAAGGATGCGATGGCCGGGCCGACCAAGTTCCTACCGGAGGGGGGATGGGCATCTTCTCGTAGGGGAAACCAGCCCTTCGGGGGCCGAACGAATGGAAACTCGTTACTGGGTTAAAGCCAGATGCGCCAAAATGTTCCTCTAACCGCATTCAACAGGGGCGTCATAAGCCCCCACGCGCTTGCTCGCGTGGACGTGCAGCGCGTGGCCCTTTCTGCGGAGGAGCAAACCAATTGGATGCCGAAGAAACTGGGGCCGATGTCGCTTCGCCCCGGTATGGGCTATGTGGGTAGCACGCGCAACAACTCGGTGGCTCGGTATCTCCCATTCGTCTTCGCGGTGGACGACACCGCTTTGGTAGAACTCATCCCTGGCTTTGCGCGCTTCTGGGTAAATGACGCCTTGGTTACCTTTCCGACAGTTCTGACAGCGATCACCAATGGCCTATTTACAACGAACCTCACCAGTTGGACGGATGCTGATGAAGCTGGCTGCACTTCGGTATGGTCAAGCGGCAGCATGTCGCTTACGGGGGATGGAACCAACCAAGCTATTCGATATCAACTTGTTGCTGTTGACCCAGTTGACTACGGCGTCGCTCATGCGATCAGTGTGAAGGTTACCTCGGGCGACTGCGTGGTGCGCATCGGCAGTACGTTGGCCGGGCAGGAATACGTTTCGGATACGTCGTGCAAGCCGGGGACTACGACGCTGGCTTTCGCCCCCACGGGCGACTTTTATGTTCAGGTAATGAACGCAGACGCATATCCTGGGCTTGTGGATTCCGTCACTATTCACGCCGGGGTTTTGGAAGTATCCACGCCGTGGACGACGGAAGCGCATCTGAGAGACATAAGGGTTGATCAATCAGGCGATGTGCTGTTTGTCGCTTGCGCAGGGGTTAGGCAGCAACGCATAGAACGCCGGGCGGGCAACGGCTGGGGAGTTGTGGACTATGTGACCTACGACGGCCCTTTCCTCACGATCAACGTAACGCCGACAACGCTGACGCCAAGCGCTCTTGTAGGCCCCGCTACGCTAACGGCGACGCGCCCGGTATTCAAGCAGCAGCAGGTAGGCGCTCTGTATAGTATGACCACACAAGGCCAGCAGGTATCCGCGAATCTGATAGCGCAGGACACGTACACAAGTCACATACGGGTGTTTGGCACAGGGGCATCGAGAGCCTTTACCATAGTGCGCTCAGGCGTATGGGTAGGCACGCTGACTCTGCAACGCTCCCTTGGTGAGCCTGGACTGTGGGAAGACACCACCACAACGTACGCTACAAACGGCACTATCAGCTTCAATGATGCCCTTGACAATCAGATTGTTTATTATCGTATTGGCTTTAAGACGGGGGGTTATACCTCGGGTGCAGCGGCCCTCGCCGTTACCTACGCCAACGGCACCACCACGGGCGCGGTACGAATCACTGGGTACACCAGCCCCACCATTGTGACAGGTAACATTGTGCGCGCGTTAGGCAGTCTGGAACCCACCGTCGAGTGGGCGGAGGGAGCGTGGTCTAACCACAGGGGATTCCCCTCAGCGGTGGCCTTACACGAGGGGCGCCTCGGATGGTCTGGAAAATCAACGGCATGGTTAAGCGTTACTGACAGCTTTCAATCATTTGATATTGACTTCGAGGGCGACGCAGGGCCGATTATCAGGTCCCTAGGTTCTGGGCCGGTAGACGGCATTAAGTGGGCCGTTAGCGTTTCAAGGTTGGTTCTCGGCGGCGGGGGAGCCGAGCATTCGGTGCGCTCGTCGTCTTTGGATGAGCCGATCACCCCGACGAATTTCAACATCAAGGCGTACACCTCCCGTGGTTCGGCAAACGTGGATGCTGTCAAGGTAGACGAGAATGTCATGTTCGTCGATAGATCGGGCCACAGGGTCTACTCACTGTCTCCAGCTCCGAGCGGAAATCATGCGGCCACAGAAGAGTCAGCCATGTGCCCCGACATAGCGATGCCAAGCATCGTGCGCATGGCAGTGCAGCGCAACCCCGACACGAGGTTGCATTGCGTGCGTGGCGACGGTAAGGTGGCCGTGCTTGTACGCGACCCGCTGGAGGATGTTAATGCTTGGGTGCTGGTCGAGACAGACGGCCTTGTTGAGGACGTGGTTGTCCTCCCCGCGGCGCAGCAGGATGACGTGTATTACGTCGTGCAGCGCGTAGTCAACGGCACCCCAGTGCGCTACTTGGAGAAGTGGGCGCACGACGCCAGCTGCGTCGGCGGACTGGCGAATGAGCAGGCCGACTCGTATATCAAGATCACCAACTTTGCACCAAGCGCGACTCTCACAGGCCTTTTACATTTGAAGGGGAAGGCGGTCGTATGCTGGGCCGACGGAAAAGACCTCGGTACCTTCACCGTCTCCGCCGCCGGGGAGGTTGCCCTACTTGCTCCGGTCACCCAGGCGATGGTCGGACTGACTTACCGTGCGAGATTTAAAAGCGTGAAGCTCGCACACGCCGCGCAGGGGGGTACCGCGCTGGCGCAAACGAAGAGGGTAGATCACCTCGCGCTGATCCTCGCAAACACCCACTACTTGGGCCTACGGCATGGCCGGAGCTTTGATGAGTTAGACGATCTCCCATTGGTCGAGGATGGGGAGGTCACGCCGGCGGATACCGTCTGGGAATCCTACGACAAGGAATCGCTGGAATTCAACGGCGCGTATAGCACCGACGAACGGCTGTGCCTCGAAGCGCAGGCGCCGCGCCCATGTACCGTCCTCGCGGCTATAATCAGCATCAAGACAAATGACAAGCTGTAGACCCGCCACGGAAGAAGACCTGCAGCGATGGTTTGGCGGCCTGCCGCCGTACTCATGCAAGGCTTTTGTGATGGAAGTAGACGGCACGCTGGAAGCGCTTTATGGCATCCGATTCACCAATGGCGAACCCGTTTGCTTTTCGGAATTAAGCGCTGTGGCGAGGAATCAAAAGAGGGCCATCGTGCAGGGCATTCGCCTGTTGCGAAAAGCGCTCGCCGAGCACCACGGTGTGGTAGCATACGCAACAGTAGGCGAGCCTACAGCAGATGCTTTCATTCGCCACGTTGGCTTTGCGCATGTAGGCACCTCATTCTGGGGGGAGGAGGTTTACCAATATGAGTAGTATGGGAATGGTAGGGGGTATTGTTCAGAGCGTCGGCACAAACGTTGGCTCCACGGGCACGTATCTCGAGGGCCGCTCTGCACAAGCCTCCGCCGAGGCGCAAGCGGGGCAGCTTGACCGCAATGCTGCGCAACTGCGCGCTCAGGGGCAATTTATGGGCGAGGAGGAACTGCGCAAAGCGCGGCTGATCCAGTCGCGCATTATTGCAGTGGCGGGCGCGAGCGGAGCTAGCGTGGTGGACCCCACGGTACTCAACATAATCGGTAGGAACGCCGCGGAGGGTAGCCTCGCTGCTGCGACGCGCAGGTACGATGCTGAGTCGAAGGCACAAGACATGAATTACCAGGCTGAAATTCGCAGATATGAAGGACGTGCCCACGCGCAAGCTGCGCGCTGGTCCGCCATTGGGTCCTCAGTATCCGGTATCGGGTCCATGCTAGGCAGCATGGGCGGCGGTATGGGTGGGAGTTAAAAATGGCAGTCATACCGGATGTTGATAGGGCACGACTCATACCCCAGCCATCTATGGCTGTGGCTCAGCACGAATCAGGGATATTCGGGCGAGCGCTCCAGCAGGTAGGCCAGCAGGTTGCGGGCTTTGGCGCCAACATCAAACAACAGGCGGATCAGGAACAGCGCCGCCTCGAAAAAGCGCAGGCGGACGAAGCGATCAACAAAACGCTGAGCGGCCAACTTGAACTCCGCATGGGCCAGCCCTCCGAAGGAAAGAAAGGAGGGTATCTGTACCAGCGCTCCTCCGCCGTCGTGCAACCGGGGGCGAATGGAGAGAATTTCTACGACAGCTATAACACGCAATTCGAAACCCTCGGAGAGAGAAACGGGGCGAAGCTGACAGGACACGCGAAGGAGCAGTACAACGCCGCGCTAGGGCGCATGAGGCTCGACTTCCAAGCGGGTCTATTGACGCATTCGCTGAAGGAAACGGACGACTACTTCAGCCAGGCGCACGCCAATACCGTGAAGACCGAGGCAATCAACGCTGGCGCGAACTGGAACAACCCAGTCGCTGTGGCGGGGGCGCTGCAGCGCATAAGCGAAGCTACAGGACGCGAGGCGGAGCGCAGAGGAAACGTGGACGTTGAAGCGGCTAAACAGGAAGCCGTTGCCGAAGGGGTTGACTCTGCTGCGAGGGGGGCCTTGGCCGCGGGGGATGCCAAATCGGCGGAGGAGTACCTGAAAGAGTACAAGGACATCATGCCGGCGCGAATGGCTCAGTCATTGAGCGATGCGGTGGGGCACGCGCGGGGGCAGGAGATTGCCCTTGTTACCGCGGAGAAGGTGTCGAATGCGATGAAGCATCGCGTCATGCCTACCGATTACGACCGAGCGGTGGCGATCCTCGGGGCTGGTACAAAGGAGGACCGTACCCGGTTTAACGATCTCACGAAAAGGTACAGCGGGAATGTCGAGAAGGCTTGGGCGGCCTACGAGATCGGCCCGAAGGCACTGGCGGACGCCGAGTTGCAAGCGCTGAAGTCTGAGCGCGAAAACAAGAAAGACCCGAACGTTCCGGTGAAATCGTGGATCGAGTTCGTGCCGAAGGATACGCGCGCTTCGGTTGAAGACAAGCGCAAGACGTTCGCTGTCGGTGGTGGAGTAGTCGAGCCATCACGACTGGAAGCCGAAGAGATGGCCGTGAGGATCGCCCGAGCGGATAATCCGAACGCCACGCCTGAACAAGTCAACGCCGCACGTGAAAAAGCGGGGCAGTGGTTCACTGATTTGAAGACCGCGCGGAGTCAAACGGAAGAGAACGCTTTGCTGAACATCCAGCAAAGAGTTGATGCGGGCAG